CGGTTTGACTTGTTCTATATCTGATTTCATACGTTGAACTAATCGCGCCTAATGCTTGGTCAGCATCAATAAGCTCAAAATCTACGCTTTGAATTTGAACATCAATAGCGTTCCCGTTCAGCGTTAAATCTGACGTTAAATTTGAATGTAGTGATTCAATTGTTGGGTCGGCGGCTTCATAGGGTGTTGTGCTTGCGCTGCCATTGACTAAACAAACGATTCTTACTTGTAGCGTCCATTCAATTTTAGGCAGCGTAGTAGCAAAACTTGCGTTATCAGAGAGAGGCTCAATGACTAGAGCTGGAAGCTGTGACCTGTTCGTTAACGGTGTGACACGCTCTCTATAGATCCTCGTTGAAACCCCCGTAGTCCCTGTTAAGGCACTTTTGATTTGATCTAATATGTTTTCTCTAATCGTTGTCATCAGACCTTAGATAATGAAATTTGACAGGTAAGGCCGTCTAAATCCTTTTCGTTGCTGCGTACAACATAGTTAACAGAATCAACGGTTATAGCGTCGCCTCCAACAAGAGTGCCAAAGTCGGAATTTTTACAATGCAAAACTCTATCTACCATTATCACTTGATCACCTGCAACTATTGAAGTTGGTTCATCAAGGATTCCATATGAGGAAGTTCCCCCCGCAACGCATGCAACGCTGAAAGGGGAATTAGCTCCAAGCATTTCGTTTAAGTCATCTGCAAAAGACACTTAACTACTTATTAAGTTGTGTACTTCTTAGAAGCGTAAGCAAGCACTGTGAGAGCGCCTGTTCCAGTTCCACCAGCAACAGTTGTAACTGCTCTTACATATCTCTTAAGCTCAGAGATGTTGAGGGCAATCTGTTGGAAACTAGCGGTATTAGCTGAAGTTGTGGTAAACGAGCCGCTAGAAATGTCTGAGAAGGTTGAGTTGTCAGCACTTTCCTCAAGGTGAACCGCATAGGTCACGCCTGAACTTCCAGCCTCAGCAGAGAGGATAAAAGCAGCATCACCTTCATAACCTTGTAGGTCTACACCTGAACCATTAGCGGTTGATGCAACTACATCATTAGCCAGTATGTCAACGGCGGTCCCTTTAGAACCTAAGTTTTGAATAGTCATTCTTCAGTTACCTCTGGGGTAGGAGTGGATTTAGCTTTAGTAGCTTTTTTAGCTTTTGGTTTTGGTTCCTCTTTTTGAACCTCA